ATAGAGGTAACGGCTATCACGGAGATAAGTACGAACAAAAACTTCGTAACGACCTCTGGGACGGTCTGGCTTGATACTAAAAAACTTAATCACTAAGGGTGCCCAGAGATGACAACTATTGCTGCTATTCAAGGCGAGAATTGGGCTGTCGTTGGGTATGACTCTAGAGTAACTGAAGACAATAATAAAATTTATACTCTCCCAAAAGACTCAGGGAAACTAATAAAAAATGGACAGTATCTTTTAGGTGCTGCTGGCGATTTGAGAGCAGTAAATCTAATCAATTATGTTTTCAAGCCGCCTACGATAAATCCAACTTCTTATGGGTCAAGGTTAGACAAGTTTATAACAACCCACTTTGTCGCAGACCTAAAGCGATGCTTTGAGGAGAACTCCTATTCCAAAGATGGCGAGCAAGATAGCCAAATCTTAATTATTGTCAACGCCACCATTTATGAGGTTGGTGAAGATTATTCGTGGGCACATGACGAGTCTGGCCTTTATGCCATTGGTTCTGGCTCCTCTTATGCTTTGGGAGCAATGCATAGCGCTCTTGAAAATAGAAAGCGAACACTTGCTTCAGCAAAGACAGCAGTTAGACAAGCACTAACAATTTCATCTCGTCTAGACCCAAGTACTGCTGGTCCTTTCTTTGTAAACGTTCAACACTTCGGCTAATTTTCTTGTACGGGTTCTAAAAAATCCTGTACAATAAACCTATGAAGAAAAAGACGAGACTGCCAGAAGATGAAGTCCGTTTTTTATCAAACCTAAATGAAGACCTTCTCAAAGAAAGAATCAGAGCGCTTTGGGAAGCAGGTTGGTCTTTACTAGTTATTGCTAACTCTCTCAAACCATCTAAACCTAAATCAACAGTTCACTTCTGGGTTCAAAACACTGCCTCCGTTTCACAACGCAGACCAGTTCCACCAATCCCACCTAAGTCCTTGACTGTTACTGCACCGCTATCCTCTGCTCCAATTACTAGGTCTATATCTCCAGGTGTTCCACCAGAGGTAAAACCTCGTCTAAAGCAACTAGCAGACTTATCAAAACGCTACAGAGCAAAAACTCCCGCTGACAGTCCGTTTGCGGAAGCCAACCGAGAACTTACAGTAATTGCTACAGACCTTTACAATCGTGGCGTACCTGCTGCGGCTATCGCTGAGGCTGCTGGAGTTACCTACCGAGCAATGGCAAGGAGACTAAGTAATGCCTAGAACTTATAAAAACAATTCTGGTGTCTACGCAGAAGACCAGTTAGTTGTTGCTGTTTGGTTCAACGCCAAAAAATCAGGCTCTAGACCCAACGCAAGGCGTTTAGAGACCTTTACAACTGACTCCTCTCATCATCCGATTGCTTTCCCATTAGAAACTCTTCAAGAGAGTGACTCTTGGATGTACTGTCCTGTCGCTGAAGACTCTTTAGACCTTGACACAATGCTTGAACCAGGCCAAGCAACTAAAGACAAACCACTTTTAGTACCTCTACCACTTGCTAAGTCTTATTTGGGTTGGCAGAACTTCTACATCCCATCTGAATACACGGAGACTAAGTGAGAATACAGGCAGATGTCTTTCCAGCAGTTGCCACTTTGGCTGACCCAGGCTCTCTAGAGGATATAGATACGCTTTTACCTCGTGGTGGAGCCCCTAAAGGCTCACGCAAGGTTGATGCGTGCCGAATTACAGTTGTTGACGGGCTTTTGCTTATCGCTGTCGACTCTCCAACAGGTCCAAGACTTGTTTTCAAAGAAAAAATAGAGTCATACAGCAAAAAAGAAAGAATTCACAGAGTAAAAACAGAGACAGGCAAGTATGTAGCCTTCAGTAAGGACAACAACTGTGGTTGCGGGTCCAGACTTCGTACTTGGAACCCATATAAAAACATTTTGACCGTTCAAGGAGACCCTACAGAATGAGTCTAGTTGAGTTGGTCATTTACGGACTCGCTACCTACAGGCTTTCTCGGCTTGTGACCCGCGATGAACTGTTATCAGGCCCTAGAAACTGGCTATGGAAGAAATTTCCTCCTGAAAGGACGAAATTTGGATACTGGCTGACTTGTGTGTGGTGTACAAGTGTTTGGTCCGCCTCACTACTTGTAATATCCCGTATCATTATTCCTGAAACCACTTATGTAGTCGCAGTAGTTTTAGCACTCTCGGCTATTGCTGGTCTGTTAACTGCGTATGAGGACAAACAGTCTTGATACTCCGTGACAAGGACGAGGAGTTTTGCTTGTGAGCGTATTCAAACGCGAAAATGAATCAGAAGGTCAGGAAGTTACGCCTGTGCCTAAGAAAAAAGCCGCTTCTCGTAGTAAATCTAAGTCACCAAGAACAAATCGTTCACGTCAGTTAGTTATTCCACAAAAAACAAAACCTGTTACAGGTATCGCTTCTATTTTTACTAATTCAAGTCAAACAATGGCGCTTCCATATTCAACTCCACGAACTTTGACAGCAGCGGCTGCGCAAATGAAGGTCAATGACAAGGGAGAATTTGAGCAGTTTAAGTTACGTCGCTCCGCTGGTTCATCAGCATGGCAAGCAGAGGCTTGGGAGTATTACGACGCTATTGGCGAAATCAAATACGCTTTCAATCTTGTTGCATCTGTAGTTTCTCGTATTCGTATTTACTCTGCGATTGTAGAAAATCCATCAGAGACTCCTGTTTCTGTTCGCAGTGCTTCAACTATCGACCCTAAACTTGCTGCTGCTGCAGAACGAGCACTTGCTCGTCTTGACTCTGCTTATGGCGGACAAGCAGGTCTTCTTCGTGACGCAGCGCTAAATCTTTCTGTTGCTGGTGAATGTTATTTAGTTCAGATTCCAGCAAAACGTGGAAGCAACATTCCAGAGTCTTGGGATATTCGCTCCGTTGATGAAATCATGGCAGATGCTCGTGGCGGATACAACGTCATTGGTCGTCGAGAGCAATCAGGTGGAAATACACGAGCAACAAATAAACTTGGCAACAATGCTTTCGTAGGACGTGTATGGCGTTCGCACCCACGCTATTCTGACGAAGCAGATTCATCACTTCGTGGACTTCTTGACCTTTGCGCTGAACTTCTTCTCCTCAACAGAACATTCCGTGCAACTGCACGCTCTCGCCTCAATGCGGGTGCGCTGTATTTGCCTGATGGACTTTCTGTTGCTGCACAAGGTGACCCAGATTATCCATATGACGAGGCAGATAGCGAACTAAATCCTGGCTTCACTGCTGAAGAGGCAGAAGATGAATTTGAAGACCAGTTGATTGACGCTATGACAACTCCGATTCGTGACGAAGAATCCGCATCAGCAGTTGTTCCACTTATCATTCGCGGTCCAGCAGAACTTGGTGACCGCATTAAACAATTCAAGTTTGAGCGTTCGTTCGACCCTGCTTTGGCTAGTCGTGCAGACCGTGTTCTTGAACGTATCCTTCAGGGTCTAGATGTTCCAAAGGATATAGTCACTGGTCTTGCTAATGTGAAATACTCGAACGCTCTACAAATTGACGAAGCACTCTACAAGGCTCACATTGAGCCATTGATGTTGCTTATTGCTGACGCTCTAACAATTGTTTACTTGCGTCCATATCTAATTGCGCAAGGCTATGCAGAGTCTGATGTAGACAAGATTGTTGTTTGGTATGACCCATCAGCAGTTTCAACTCGCAACGACAGAGCAACAGATGCAGATGCTGGATATGACCGTGGTGTTATTTCTCAAGAGGCATGGCGTCGTGCTCACGGATTCTCACATGCAGATGCTCCTACTCCAAACGAAGTTGCTATTCGTATGTTGTATGAGAAGGGCGCTATTAGTCCAGAACTTACAGAGGCAATGCTTCAAACAGTTTCAGCAGAGTTTATGGAACAAGTTCGTGCTGTCGCTTCTGGAAGTTCTGCTGTACAACTCTCACCTGAAGACCAAGCAAAACTTGACGCTGCTTTAGGAAGAGCACCAGAAGCGGCTGAAGAAAGTCCAGAACAAAATGTCTAATGAATCTTTTGATATTTTAGTTTCTTCTGACCCGATAACTGCTGGCAGTGGTCCCTGCTGGGATGGCTACAAGCAAATTGGTTGGAAAATGAAGAATGGAAAGAAAGTTCCTAACTGCGTCCCATCAAATACATCTGTTGAAACTTCTGATGATGCAGAACTTGCTAAGAAAAGAAAAATTGCTCAAACACCTGCTCCAAAGAAAGATAGAGTTTACGGCTCTAACAAAAATAAAAAAGGTTCGGCTAGAGGAGCAAAGGAAGCACGCAAAGTAACTTTTTCTGCTTCAGTAGAAAAGTCTTTGAAAGAAAAAGTTTCTAAGCACAACGAAAAGGCTTCTCCAGGTCGTAAGGCTTCACTTGGAATGCTCAAGGCTGTTTATCGTCGTGGTGCTGGTGCGTTCTCTGTTTCGCATCGCCCTGGAATGAATCGCAATCAATGGGCTATGGGTCGCGTCAATGCTTTTCTTCGTTTGCTCAAGTCTGGAAAACCTTCTAACTCTGCTTATACAACTGATAATGATTTACTCCCAGCATCTCACCCACGTTCTAGTAAAAAATCAAATTCAATTACAGCAGCAGGTCTTGTTCCAGAAGAGCAAGAGTTAGCCGCAGCCTTAGTTGAGATTGCTACAAAGTATGGAAAGTTTAACGAAGACGCTACAGGA